CCAGGGCCGGGCAAGTGGGAAAACCGGAAGTGATGTGGAGAGGATTTTAGCTTTTCACTCTATCGGGCGACCTGACCCGGTTGAATATGTTGACCCCTGGGAAACCGTATTGGCCAACGCCTTGAATCTAAACACGCTTAAAAAATGAAAACCTGCTCCAAAACATTTGCGGAAATTCCTTTCGCCCATCGCCAACCGGAACACGACGGCCATTGCCGTCTCATTCACGGTCACAACTGGTCTATCAAAGTTGTGTTCACCGCCGACCAAACAGACGAGAACGGGTTTCTTGTAGACTTTGGAAAACTGGGAACACTGAAAAAATATCTTTCTCACTTTGATCACGCCCTTGTTTTGAGATACGACGATCCGGCGCGGGAGGGATTGGATGGGCCGGAGGTTGTCTCGTCCATTGCTCGCGTCATTACCGTTGATGATGCCAGTTGCGAAGGGTTGGCCGAGCACTTCTTTCACACGTTTGACGATATGATTCAAAATGAATTGGGCCATCGAGGGGCGCGGGTTGTGAGAGTGACCGTATACGAGGACAGCAAAAATTCAGCATCTTATGAAAAATCTTAAACTCAACGAATGGTTCTACTCCCTTCAGGGCGAAGGGCGCCGGGCCGGGCAACCCTCAATTTTCATTCGCCTGGCGGGGTGTGACCTGGCTTGTGGCTTTTGTGATACGGAGTTTGAAAGTGGCAAGGAGATGTCGGTGGAGGAAATCGCCAAGCTCATTGAGCCGCATCCGTGTCGGTGGATCGTCTGGACAGGGGGGGAGCCGTCTTTGCAATTAACAGCCGATCACATTTCCTATTTCGCCGGCTTGGGATACAAGCAAGCAATCGAAACAAATGGAAACAACCCGGCGCCGGCCGGCGTGGATTGGGTTTGTGTTTCACCCAAAGTTGCTGAGCACGTAGTGGCCCGGAATTACCCTAATGGCGTCAACGAGTTGCGATATGTGCGCCACAAAAATCAGGTCGCTGTGCCAGAGCCTAAAGTGGACGCCGAATTTTTCTACCTTTCGCCAATGTTTGACGGCGATCAAATAAACATCAAAAACCTCAATCACTGCATCAACTTATGTTTGGATTCACCGAAATGGCACCTCTCACTACAAACCCACAAACTGACCAAAATCCTATGAACGACCAGGAGGCACGGGTGCGGCAGATGCTTGAATGGCTTGGTGATGACCCGGCCCGTGAAGGGTTGCGAGACACGCCCAAACGCCATGCGAAATTTCTCAAGGAATTTACTTCACCCGACCCCTTTGAATTTACCACCTTTGCGAACGAGGGGGGGGATGATTTAATTGTCCAAACTGGGATTCCTTTCTATTCCCTTTGCGAGCACCACCTCGCTCCATTTTTTGGAACCGCATCGGTGGCATATATTCCAAAGGGGCGAATCGTGGGGCTGTCAAAGTTGGCGCGGGCTGTGGATTGGTATTCGCGACGCCTCCAAAACCAAGAGAGAATCACCCACCAGGTTGCCGGGAGACTTGAAAAGGAACTGGCGCCCGAAGGGGTGGCCGTAGTTTTGAAGGGCCGTCATCTGTGCATGGAGATGAGGGGAATCAAAAAGACAGGAACGCAAACCACGACCAGCAGGATGACCGGGGCTTTTTTTAAGAACCCGGCGGCACGTGCAGAGTTTTTGAGCTTGGCTAATCTATGAGCAAAGACCAATCCCAACCGCCGCTGACAAACCTTTTGACGTCGGAAGATGCTGCCAAAGTTCTCCGGAAGAATTTGGAAAATGTGGTTCGCAAAGTCGCGGCCGGGAAAGTTCTTAGTCGGGCAGAACAAGATTTATTGGAAGGGATAATAGACAGCCAGGGAGACGGCACACGCACCAAAAAAATCCGTTCATGGACGGCCCTGGCCAAAGAATTAGGAATCACCCGGAAAAGTGTGTGGGAGCTTAGGGATAAGCATGGCGGCCCTGAATCTTATGACCTGACAACCTGGAAAGAATTTTTAGAACGCCGGGCAAGTGAAAGCCCTCACTGGCAGAATGAAGATAATCAATCTAGCGAAGTCAGGGACTTGCGCACCAAACTTTTGCGCGCCCAGGCCGGCAAAGAGGATGCCATTCGGAAACTAAGAGAATTGGAATTTGCCAAAGCCGAAGCGGGCCTGGTGCCCATGCAAGATGCCAAGGCCGCCATCAAAAGGACATTACAGCCGTTTCGCTCTCTGCTCGATGCTTACCCAAAATCAATTGCGGTCCAGGCAAACCCAACGGACCCGCAACTTGCCGAGGAGGCCGCCAGGGAAGGCATGAAAAAACTTTTTGAGATTGTGCAAAAGGAGCTCAAATGACTGAGCTTGAATTGTTTGGATCACGGTTTTTTATTTGGCCCAAGGAACAAACCGTTTTGGAATGGGCTGAGGATAATGTGGAATTGTCGCCGCGGATTACGGAACAGCCCGGGCCGTATTCGACCAGGCTTCATCCCTATTGCAATGAGATCCTTGAGGGTATAGCCAACCCCCGAATCAAAAGAATGTCACTTTGCTGGGGAAGCCAAACCAGCAAAACCACTACTTTCTATGTGATGCTTGGCCACATAATTGACCAAGACCCAAAATCGATCCTCTGGGTTTTTCCCAATTTGGCCCTCTGCAAAACATTTAGCTCAGAACGCTGGATGCCCTTTTGCCGGGAGTCAAAAGCCCTGGTGAAACATTTGCCCAGGTACATCGACAACACAATCGACGCCGACCGATTCACCCTCACCAAACAGGAATTTTCCCGGTGCACTATGAATCTGGTGGGCGCCGGCAGTTCGGCCAATGTCCGGAGCTATCCGGTTTCAGTTCTGGTCTTGGATGAGATTGATGTGATCGACGAACGGACCCGCCGTGAGTGCATGGACCGGGTGAAGGGGCGCCATGATTACAAGGTGCTCCAATCCTCAACCCCGGTGACTGAAGCGGGGGGAATCTGGCAGGAATTTCAGGAGGGCGACCGCCGGCGATACTATATGCCGTGCCCGCATTGCCAGGCAGAAATCATTTTCCGTTTAAAAAATGCAGAGGGGGATCTAAATCTGAAGTGGGACAAGAAAGCCAATTTGTCAGAATCAGAACATGATTTGCAAATGGTGGAATCCTCAACGGTTTACATCTGCGAGGAGTGCCAGGGGGAAATCACAAATGCCCACAAGTCCAAAATGCTCCGCGACGGCAAGTGGAATCCGACAAGCTCAAGCTCAGAATCAGGAGTGCGAAGCTATCACCTCAATTCTATTTATTCGCCGATTCTAACTTTTGGCCGCCTGGCGGTGGAATACCTGAAGGCCAGGACAAACCCCGGCGCCATGCAAGCATTTGTGAATGGCTGGCTGGCTGAACCGTACCGGCCGCAAGAGGGATCAATTGACCCGGACACTTTCCGGGTGCTGGAGCGCGATTATTCCCGTGGCGATATTCGGGGTGAATATCGGATCATCGGGGTTGATGTGCAGCGGTCTATTTTCTTTTGGGTTGTCCGGGGGTTTGACAAAGATGGGACAAGCTGGCTGGTGGATCATGGCACGGCCCCCAGTTTTGATGACCTCACGGCCCTGGCCGAAACCTATGAATGTGCCTATGGGATTTGCGATACGGGTTATCGTACGCAGGAAATTTATGAGGAGATTCATGCGCGCCGGCCCTTCTGGTTTGGGGCTCGGGGGTGGGAGCGATTGCCCCACCCCTACAAGATTACCGGGGTAGATCCATTCAGCCCCATGAAAGACAAGAAGTTTTCTAAAAAATCCATCAACATTCTGAACGTCAACAAGGACGTTTGGCAGGGTGAGCTTTTAAAACGCCGCAACGGTACGAATTTGAACTGGTTCACTTATAAGGAAACCGATTCGGAATACATCCGGCAAATGCTTTCCACTAATCAAAAGGAAAAAGTGGACCGGAAAGGGAAGGTCAAATTTGAATGGGTAGTGGAAGGGCACCGGCAAGATCATTACTGGGATTGTGAAACGTACATTCTCACCCTTTCCCATGTTTTCGGCCTGGGCGGCGCCGTCATCCGGACGGGCAAAGACCTGGCAAAGACCTCAAAAGCCCGCCCCAGCCGTCCCAGCCGTCCCAGCAAATCTTCTAAAAAATCAATATGGTAGATATTTGCCTCTTTAGTAGATGATGACGAACCGCATCCATGTCAGAGAATTTAACAACTATTTGGGTGAACTAAGCCGGAGCATGGGGAAGGGGGTTGCAGCCTCGGAGGTAATAAAATCGGAAGCGTCTGCGATTTTGGTGCGGGCTTCAAAAATTACGAAGCGCGCAAATAAATCAAAAATCGGGCAACGGTACACAATAAAAGCCAGGGATAAATCGAGCATGCCCAAAGGCCACGAAAGGAAAAGGGTGAAAGGTAGGTTTGCGAAGGAGGGAAGAATTAAGGGCACCAAAACCCCACAAGATCCGGAATTGGTGCCTTTCGTGTTTTTGCGAGGAAAAAAATATTCCACCTCAAATTTTTATCCGGAGCCCATTTGGAAGGAAATTAAATCAAAATTGGCTTACTACAAAAAACGCGCAAAGGCTCGGGTATTTTCTGGCAAAGCCAGTTGGCTTTTAATTGCACGGAAGGCCCGTTTGAATACTCAAAAATTTGCTTCCAAGGCTAGTTTGGAAAAAGCCATTTCATCCCAAGCGGAAAGATTCAGGAGGGATTCTACTGAATACGGGAAGCCGCTTCCGTCAATGTTCAAATTCAGGTTGAAGATTTTTAATAATTCGATCGCTACCTTGAACAAAAACGCCAGGGGCCATTTTGCTATCAAATCAGCAATGGGGGGGCGCCAGGGGTTTTTTAGGCAGAATATGAAAATGGGAGTTTTCAAATCAGCCGCCAGAATCGGGAAGAAATATCCGGGCGTCAGGGTGAAGGCATAAGGCAAGGTAGACGTTTCGGCCTTTAGTAGATGGCGGAACGTATTGCACAAAGTACCCTGATCACCCTCAGGGATAATCTTGTCACAGCGTACACGGCAATATCCACAAGCCCCGCTGCCAGTTATACGCTAGGCGATAGAACTTTCGTTTATTCAGGCCGCCAAAGTTTATGGGATGAAATCGAGAATCTAAACCGCCTGATTCTTATGCGGTCCACCACTTATAAGGCGCACGGCAAAAACCGAGTGGATTTTGAAAAATGGAACTGAAGGTTTGGAATAGAGCAAAAAAGGCGGCCCGTATCCTGTTCGGGTATGATGCAGTCGTTTCAAACCGTTATCGGAAGGCTAAAGGCTATCACCCGATTCGGGATGAGAATGTTGAGCTCTCAGCATTTGACCGGGATGAGCTTGTGGGCAATCTGCTTAACATGAAGCGGAATAATCCCATCGTCAAAAGCATTTCCAGGCTGAAGCGTACCGACGTTGTGGGCTCAGGCATAAAGCCACAACCCGCGAGCCCGAGCGAAGAATATAACGAAAAGATTTTGGACTTGTGGGAGGAATGGAGCAAGGCACCGGAAATCACCGGGATGATGAACATGAAGGAGCTCCAACAGGAGATTGTGGATGCACCGCTTTTCTTTGGGGATATAGGTTTGCTCTATTTGGACAACGGGCAATTACAGGTTTTTGAAGGGTCACGCATAGGGTCGCCGATGGGGAGCACCGGATTCAGCGAGGATGATCCGGACAAAAACGGCGTCATCGTTAACGACTACGGCCGGCCGATTGAATACCAGGTTGGGCAGAGGGTGAACGGGGTTTTGAC